GTTCTCTGGTCTGAACTTAACACGTTCAACGCGGAGTCTGAGTCTCGCGGTACTGAATTCAAGCGCGTAGCGCCTGGTAAGTACAAAAACCAGATGTCATTCATTCGTCTGTCTCACCAGTGGGCTGGTAACTCTGCCAACAAGGTGATGAGCATCACGATCAGCCATGGTGGAAAGAACCTGAAGCTGTGGATGGATTTCGAACAATATCAGTTCGAAAGAGCGTGGCTTGAGGAAGTAGAACACATGTTCTGGTACTCACGTTACAACAGACGTTCAAACGGAGATATCCCTCTGCGTGACATGTACACAGGAAAGGCTATCCCTACAGGTGCCGGTGTCCTGGATCAAATCAACAACTACGCGACTTATACTCGCCTAAGTTATACCTTCCTCCAAAACGTGATTGCCAATGCTCTGTTTGGTCAATCTGATACCGATGGAATGGAAATCACTCTCTATACTGGCCGTGGTGGTATACGTGAGTTCGATAGAGCAATGAAAGAAGCTGGTATCACTCAACTCATCCTCGCGGGTGGTGGTGGAGATACTGCAAGCAAATTCATCACTGGAAGTAACTATGACCTCGCGGTCGGTGGTTTCTTCAGCACAATGTATCACATCGATGGTTATGTGATCAAGGTGAAACACAACCCTATCTTCGACTACGGTCGTCGTGCGGTTAAATCACCTCTCCACCCTGAAACTGGCTTCCCTCTGGAAAGCTACAGAATGGTGTTCATCGATGACGGTATGTTCGATGGTGAGCCTAACCTGCAATTCGTTGCGGAAAAAGGTAGAAGAATGCTTCACGGTGTGGTTGCCGGCTTAACGCCGCTGCCAAAACAATACAGAATCCTTTCTGGTATTGGAAATATCAACTCTGGCGATCTGTCTCTACTGTCTAGCGACGTAGATGCATCATCTTACCACAGATTCGCATCTGGTGGTCTCCAGCTGAGACGTGGTAACACATCTCTGCATCTGGAGTGTATCGCAGGGTTAAGCTAAGACTCCTTGTTTAGTTTCATAGTTTAGTTGGGGAAATGGGTTGACGGAAGGTCAACCCTTTCTTTTTGTCCAATTTTTATTAGCTGTATAGAACCTAGCTATTGACTTTAAACACAAAATGTGTTTATCTTTGGGTCCCAACTAAACTATGAGCTATGACAAATGAAGCAAGACTTAATGCGAGGCTAGGCATACTCGAAGAGAGCATGCGAGTACTCGCGACTGTCTTGAAGGAGACCGGGATCAAGGAGATCCATCATCCGGAGAGGCCAATGGCAACAGTGATTACAGAATCCTCACCATTTACACTTGAACAGAAGGCAGCGCTGACCGGCGCGATCTTCAACATGGCTGCAGACTATGAGGCTACAGCCGACGAACTACTGAAACACTATCCACTTACAAATGAGTAAAACAATTGAAGTAAAACGAAGCCTCACCTTTGGTGAGATGTCGCAAGAAGACCCCCAGGTAAAAGCATGGTTTGATCAGTCCTTTCGACCGATCGGCCCGTACTACAAGGGGAAGACAGTCGGTACTGGATTGAGCTTCGAGGAACAAAAGATCCTCCTACCTCTCCACTTATCCATAGAGTCTAATGACAAAGGATTCCGGCTTGCAGTAACAGATTTCTATCATAATATCCTGACTCGTGTGCCTATTGAAGGACTTGAGCTGGAAATAGGCCTTGAAGATGACAGTAAGCCACTGAGCGAGGACAATATGCCTCTAAATCTCAAGGATTACATCACCTACCGCCATATCATCGGCCACCTACATGTGGCGAAAGATGAAGACGAAGCACAACGCGAATCAATCACCAAGAAATTCTACCTGGTTGACACGGCGAAAATCTCAGCTGCTGCAGTTGCAGTAAGCGATCTTGAAGACAAAGCAATTGCTGTGTACTTCGAGCATAAGGACAACCTTATCAAAGTCGACCAAGTACTCACAATGTCAGCAGTCGATATCCGCAGCCTGTCCTCAAAAGACAAGCAAATCAAGTTCAAGCAACTTGCTACCAAGGATACTACCATTTCAGGCGCAGATCAGGTAGCAGCACTGAACAAGTTCATCGACCTATGCAAAGACGAGGATCTTCCTCTGAAGTATATGGTAGAAGAGCTGATTGGCGCACAGATTCTGGAACGTGTTGGGGCAAGCATCCTCTACAGAGAGACCGGAAGTGTTCTCGGCGACAACATGAGAGAAGCAGTACTTCACCTCAAGAGCGCCAAGAACTCCAAGATGCTGAACATCTTGAAAGCAGAGTACCAGGTGAAGGTTAAAAAGGAGAGCTCACTGGCACCAGAGACGTTTGATGAAAAAGAATCGGTAGAGCAAGAGGAAGCGAAATCGAAGAAGAAGTAACTTTTTTCCCCAACTAAACATGAAACTAACAAATTATTACCCCACCTGGAGGTGGGTATTGCTGGAGCCTATTGTCGAGGATATGATAGGCAACCTTTACATCCCAGCGAAGGCTCAGCGGGCTGAAACCTACAGAGTTACGAAAGTAGGACCACAATGTGAAACCGTTAGCGTAGGAGACTGCGTTATAGTAGAACTTGGCCCTACGATTGACATCTCATTCGAGGATTCGAGGCAACTTTACAAACAGGTTCTTGAACCAAGGATCGTAGGAATTGAAAAACATGACAGCATTAGAGACCCATATCAGAGTGAACCAACGCTACCAGGAAGTAGCGTCGAGCAAGAGGGATGTCCTACTTGCGGAGGAAGTGGACCTTGCGCTGAACATAGCGCAGGATAGAATCCTACAGAAACTTATAGCAGATATGCTCGAAGGTCGACAAGTAGATCTTCGAGCTGTTGCTCCCCTTATCATCAAGAATAAGCCACTTTCGGCTATTCTCCCTGCCATCTCAGCAACGAACTACGAGGAAAATATGGCCTACTCGGTCATACCTGCAAATCTCAAGTACTTGGTAAATGCGCGTGCGGAAGTTGTCTACAATGCAGATAACTGCGGTGACACCCCCTCTCTAGCCACCATTTCAGTACCGGAGTATGTAGCAGTGGTTCCATTCCCAGCCGCGAACAACGATGCCCCCTTCTACAGTGGATATAGCGTATCGCGTACAGCCGGTGTTCTGCTGACGGTCCTTCCTTATGCCCCCGGATTTAGCACAAGAAATTCCAAGTATAAGTTGATTAATGCCACACTTGACTACTTTAACCAGCCAAATAGCACCAATATCCAAGTATATTGGGAACGCTATCGCGAGGTTTACTCAAAGGACAGCTTTATCTTCGTGTCACCAAATGACCAAGGCGTTATTACTGTTAGCGTGACGGACAGCACGCCAAGCGCAGTATCAACTGCAGCAACACAATACACACAGTATAACCGTACCCTTATTCCTTCTACCGCAACACTGGCCAGTAAGATCGCGGCTGCCAAGCCGTCTATGATCCAGGACCTGTATGACATGCAGAAGGCAAACAAGTACTACGCGTCATCCAAGGAAGAGGTAAATTTCAACCAAACGGAGGATTATCTGTATTTCTATAGCAACGAAAGCTTTTTAATAGTCAGAGCCTATATCGACTACATTAGGAAACCACGGGCTATTAACTTAGCTTTGAACCAGTCTTGTGAACTAGATGTAGCGCTTCCTAAGATTATCGATATTGCTGTAGAGATTCTACGCCTCGATACAAAGGATGCTAACTACCCTCAGACCGTGCAGGACGCCGAATTACGTAACAAAGTCTAACAAACATACATGTCTATTTATAGCAAAAGTCTAGCCGGTATTGGAGCAAAACTGTTCGTCAGTGCCGCAGTTGAATACACAGATGACACCACTTTTGGTGCTTTCATTGATAACGCCGTAGAAGGTGAAATTGGTGTATTTCTTGAATCAGGTGCAGTAAAAACTACCGCCCTGGCCGCAACCGAACGATTCTTCATTGCTCAAAAGCGTGACACGTTCGTAAACAAGACGCCAGTTATGTTGTGGAGTGATCTACAACGCAAGCTGCGTACAGCATATGATGCTCCGGTTCGTCAGGTATCCTATCTTGGATATGCTGCAACTGGTACAG